GCCACTATCACCGAGCTACTAGAAACACTTATCGAGCGAGTAAACAACTCGGGCCTAATCGAAGGCAGTTTTGAGATGAGTACCATCGCAGGGCATAAGCCTAGTGATGGAGTAAATGAACTAAAACCTGAGCCCAAGCCGGATGATCCTTGGGCCGCAGCGGCCACAGTCAGCGGCAAAAGCTCGTGGCGCGGTGATGAAATGGTTGCCGACGACTCGGAGGAAGAAGGCTTCCTAGGTGACGATAATTACAGCGATGGTCCATAATTTTTGTGCTACAACCAGCGGGTTTCCCAATTCGGGACTAGCCTAGATGGCATGGGAATTCTTAGTGTCGGCGGCCCACAGAATATGCTTTCACTCTCCGATAAAAGGCTTGCGCTTGTTTACACCGCGGCTTTGGAGGTTTTTAAGCGAACCGGCCGCATTACTATCTGCTCTTGGTACGGCGATGAAGAACAATACGCTGCGGTTAGCGCATCCGCTCTTTTTCCGAAATCAATTCCGTTTCCTGGAAGAGCCTACAAGATCAAAGAAGTTGATGATGGCCAATACGTTTTGGTGCTCATTCCTGCTTACAGCACAGAACCGGCACCGGTACCCAAGCCCAAAGCCGTCAAGAAAGTCGCTGATCTCGTCGAAAAACATGATTGCTGGCTCATACTAGACAAAAGCGACCAAATCATCAGCACCCCCAAGGTCATCGAAGAAATCAAGGCCACTGCTAAGTGCATTGATGGAGTAGCCTACCTCAAGGAATTAAACGCCCAAGAAGAAGCTTAAAACCCTTACCTACAAACAAGCCCCGGCGCGCTCAAGCGACCGGGGCTGTTGTGTATTTGATAATTATGTGCATGGCCTGTAATCGAATCTTTACCTAAAACCTATATACGAATAAGTCTTTAGCGGGTAGTCTTTTCCTTAAATAATATTCATAAGAACATGAGGGAACGACCATGGCCGGTATTTATAATGCCCGATCCACTAGAGAGTGGTGCAATCAAGAAGCCGTAGGCGAGCTTTTTTGCCAGACGGTGCTTAACGATAGCGGAAGAGGTTGCAGCCATGATAACCATGCTTGATTTGGAACAATTAGCAGAAGAGATGGGCGTTATGATAGTTACCCATACCGGTGGCAAGAAGGGTGGTTGGAATCCGGCAACCCGCACCGTCAGCCTTCGGGAGGGCATGCACGAAGTGCAAACATTGTGCACGCTAGCACACGAACTGGGGCATGCCCACTATAGACACCAGCTTGGCGCAACAGGATTGGCGCGCGAACAACAGGAACGCGAAGCAAACGAATGGGCCGCAATCTTACTCATAGATGAGAATGATTACATGGCGGCCGAAATCAGCTGTGACAGTATAAGCTCGATCGCTCACGAGCTAGGCGTGACTATTCTCATGGTTGGGATCTGGAGACAGCTCTACGCCAAAGGGAAGATACCGCAGTACTGCATCCAGGACTAGTGATTCCTCAATTGCTACGAAACCCCGTAACCGAATCTTTACCTAAAACCTATATGCGGAGAACAGTTTAACGGGTAACCTTTTCTTAAAGGAAGCTCATAAAAACATGAGGAGACAATCATGCCTAGCATCTATGATGCTCGATCTACCAGGGAATGGTGCGATCAGGAAACCGTAGGTGAGTCCTTTTATCGAACAGCGCTTAACGATATCAGAAAACTTGTTCCACTGAATGAGCATAAAGTTCGCCGGTTTGATGCAACGCTCGTGTTGGAAATGGACAATCCACATTCCGAGGCTGGTCATGCAATATCGGTCAGGTGGCAAGACCGGGTTATTGCTTATATACCCGATTTGGAGACTGATGATTATTTTCCCGAACTGGCACGCCTTGCCGCTAGCGGGTTCGATGCCGGAGTGAGGGGTACTTTGTGGACGAATGAGACACAGCCCAATTTCAATCCCAACGATGTTCACATGTCGGTGCATGTTGGGCCGCAACCACCCGGCATGATCGTGCCTATTAACAATCCTCCTTCACGAAAATGGGCCGCCATCCCCCGGGGACAAGCTAGCCAGGTCACTAAGGAAAAAGACCACCTTGATGTGCTGCAACCATATACGGGGCTAGGCCATAAGAAAGCCTATATTCTCGTGACACTGCACAAGGTGCTTCTTGGTACGCGCACCCGCTGGGCTGGGGTCGAGGTTCGACTAGACGGTAAGCGAATCGGGGAGTTGAGCAAGGCAACTGGGGCAAAATTCCTCCCCATCATTGAGCACTATGATTCTCTCGGGCTTATTACTGTATGCCATGCCTATCTCAGGGAAACTGCCACCTCTGCTGAAGTTGCCCTCAAGGCTGCGACCTTTGAAGAGATAACAGATAAGGATCTATATAATCCCGTTATATGCCCGATTCCGCAGCTGGTGCCTTATGCTTTTGACCCTTACACCTATAATGTTCCCGGACGGTACCGGCCGGAACTCGAAGATGACGCATATAGTGATTGGGAATATGAAGAACCCCATTACCCCAATCCGCAGCGACTGGGATACTACAATGCAGAGCTAGTAGGTCCCAACAATTCCGTGGGTAGGGCACCATTACGGGGATATTTGCAAACCAGTATAGGCCTAAGCGGTAACAGGAACTACGCCATCTACCTTCTTTGTCTTTTCTTTGGTGGCTACATCGGGTTGCACCACTACTATGTAGGAAAAATCGGCAAAGGGGTTCTATACACATGCACAATGGGGTTGTTCATGATTGGATGGATCGCAGATATTCTTAATCCCCGGCGCGGTTTTTATAGCTAGATTGTTATTAGACCAAGTATCCCCACCCCCGTGATGAGGGTGGGGGTTATTTTTATAATACCCCCACTTGACACGTAACGTTCTAGAACTGTATAATGGGTAGTGTTCCACCAAGGAACAGGGAGAACTCAATAGTGGAGGGAGGTGATGATATGTCACCCTGGCGCTCCCCCAGTCCGTGGGAAGCAGCTGGTATTATTCTCGGTTTTCTTTTCTGGTTTTTCCCGAGAGGCGGTAAGCCTGGGAAACACCGGAAAGGCGTGAAGCGATACCGGCGCGGAAAGCGGAAGAAGTAACCTCCCCGCCCCATGCCGTATATGGGGCGGGGGTTACCCCTCCACACTACCCTTTCTCAAAGGAGATAATGGTGAAAACATCAATCCGGTGGGCCGGTTCGGTTGCCGTTGCGGTGTTCCTCTACACCCGGCCGAACCCACTCTGGCTGCTGATCTACACGATTGGCATCATCACCCTGCTAGCAAGGGAGTTCGACCGATGACGGTAATCCCTATCATCACCGACCAAGCCACCGGCCGGGTGCTATGGCGAGTCATCGACTGCGCCACCTACTGTGGTATCGGACCACGCACCTGGGCGAACTATCATGCAGGCGGTCGCACACCCCAACCCGTAGCGCACCTCGATGGCCGCACACCCCTATGGGACGCAGAGGAGGTGAAAGCCTGGCACGCTAACCGCCCCGGCTCGCCAATCAAAGCGACACAATAGGGCAACAAACCCCCGGGTTTCCGGGGGTTTTTCTTTTGATCCTTACTTGGGTTATTTTTCACGAAACCCCACTAAAAAAGCATGACCAGCGGATTCATTTTTGAAGATCAGAAAATATGACCAAACCTCAAAATAAAAAACCAGTGCATTCCCCATGTGAGAGAAAGTAACACCGTTGGTAATAATATAACCATCTAGCTATATTATTACCAATAGTTTTACACTTATGAGCCCATGAGCAAGTCATTCACCCGTTGCAACGCCTCCTGCCGCCTAGCGTCGGAAGTGCGCATATAGATCTCAGTGATGACCTTCAGGTCAACCTGGCCTAGCAGCTCACCGATAGCAGGGATCGTCATGCCCTGCTCCACCAATGTAGTGATAAGCCACACCCTGCCATAGTGCGGGCTGATACGCTCGGTAATCCCGGCGCGGTTTTTAGCACGGTGCAGGACGGACCTGTAAAAAGTATCTGAGATGATTCTTCCGGTGCTGCTAGTGCAAATGAAGGCATCGGGGCTGTCGCCGATGGTGGCCAGGTGGTCGATGATGTCTTGGTGGAATTTTTTGAAGACGGGGATGGTGCGGTGGCTGGCGCTGGTTTTGGGGGTGGGCTGGTAGGTCATGTTCCCTGCGATCCTGTAGGCGTTGCCCCTGATATGGATCAGTATAGTGTCACCTGTGATGGTGATGTCTTTACGCCTGAGGCCTAAGACTTCTCCTATGCGCATGCCGTGGAAGAAGGTGAGGACTGCTATTAGTCGGTGTGGTGGTTTCAGTTGGTCGACGATTTTCTGCATGGTGGCGACCGTGGGAAGTTCTTTTCGTGCTGGCTTAGGGCGGCGTCGGGCGTCTGGTACATCTACTGGGCTGGCGGGGATCAGGTCTCGATCTACTGCTGCTTGTATAGCGGTGCGGAGGCATGAGTAGGCGGCGCGGTTGTAGGACTGGTATCCGTGCTTGATAGTTATTGCGTCCCACCAAGCGATCACGTCTTTGCGTGTTAGCTTGACCAAGGGGATATCGCGTAGTCTTCCGGCTTTGCCCGTGGTGTTCAGGATGCGGCGCCCTAGGACCGCACGGTAGTTGTCCATGGTGGAGGGTTTCAGGCGTTTTTCTTGAAGGTCTAGCCATTGACATAGCCACTCGCCGACGGTGCGGGTGGCGTCTTCTTTGGCCCGGTACC